TGGGAGACACCCTACTCATTAACTCAACGCAAAATTTGAGACCCTAAGGAGGGGAAAGAATAACACTTCCGATTTGGATAAGTGAGAAAGCCAGCAAGAACAAATAGTCGCTTGCACGACCCCCGTTTTATACCGCCGGGGAACGGCCGGGCCCGCTTACAAACGGACGGTCACAATGATCGATTGCCCTGGGTAGCCGTCGGGGACGGTACCGAGCTCAAAGCTGCCCTTGACAGAGGAGGGGAACAGGTTGGACAGCTTGAAAGGAGCAAAGCGGTGACCTGTCCACCAACCGTCAGCAAAGAGACCGTGCAAATGCGCACCGGCCTGATGCATACCATCGGTCTTGGCATGAGCATCCGCGACTGGGAGGATTGTGAACTCAACGTCAGTGGGCGTGTCTTTGCCGCCGACACTGTCCCAAAGGACGGTAATGTCGACCACTTCGCCGGAGAGCGTGAGGCCAGTGTGGACGGGAAAGCCAGCTTCCTTGAGGTTGGCGATGAGTAGGGCGAGAGTGCCGGACCTGCCTTCGATGCCGACGTCAGGATAGCCAAGGTCAGAGGAAGGGAACGCATCGGACACCTCGACATCAAGGACACCCTTGTGGACGATTGGGACGAGTGCCCAAATCTGGGCATTCGATTCAGGGCCTGTGACAGCTGGGAAACGCACATTTGTGCTGGCTGAGCCAGCATAACCGACGGGGCCAAACGAGGTGGCACGCAAACGCTGATAAGTGCGGCCGGCGCCATAGGAGCTGGCGTAAAGACGCACTGAGTTGGAGGGTAAAAGACACAACATCATGTGTGAGGCGGCGTGCCGAGCTGAGATCTTGTTGGGGCAGGAGCCGGTGGTGACACACAGATCACCAACAGTCAACTCAGCAACCCAATCAGGGGTATTAGCGGATCCGCTGCATACGAAGCTGTATTCAGGGGAAGCAATGCGACCGGCCTGATAAAGCTCGTTGAGACGCGCAGTGTCGAGAGAGGAAGGCTCAGTGTTTATGGCAGGACTTGGAGGTGGGGGGGCAAGCAAAGGCGAGGCGCTTGGGCTTCCGCCAGCAGGGCGAAAAGACGACGCACGACGAGAACCACTGAAATCATTAACCGCGCCTGTTGTTTCGCGAATCAGATCATCAGCGTTCTTCACCCTGGAGGCTCTGGTCGCAAGCGAGGAGGCCGCGCCGACGGCAGAGCTGAGCGGGCCGGCGTAAGGGGCGATAGCGGAACCGATTTTCCCGCCGACGCGCAAAACACCACGCAACATGTCGCCGAAAGATTTGGCATGCATGGCAGGGGTACGACCAGAGTAAGACATCATGTGGGCCCTGAGAAGCGTGGGGAGGTAGTGCGGATCGTAGGGCAAATCGTCGGTTGCGCTGAGGAATGTGGAGTTGAGGGCGACGCGGTCGAGTAAAACTTCGACGTGAGTGGTTAGACCAACGGCGACGTTAAAGCCGGAAAGCGCGCCAGTAAAAACTGCGGCGGCGTAAGACGTCGTGGCAGGCACATCTAAAAACTTCACACTAATAACAGGGGCGTTGGATAGCGCGGGGGTAACGTCGGTACGGAGATTACCTGAGGCGCCGACTGGAACGTCGATCGCGAGGGTGATGTCACGTATGATAGCACCGATGCCGGCGTAAATGGACTGCCCGCGAGAGTTGAACTTGATGACGGTCCGAGAGGCGTTAGCACCACCGGTGAGGGTAAAACGCATGGCCACGTTAGAATCGGTGCCGTCGCCGTTATCATAGGTGACCGTCATCAGAGCAGAAGAGTTACCCGCACCCGCGAAGACGATGCTGGCGTCACAGGAAAGCTCAAAACCACCGTAGAGCATGTGGCGTTGAAAATCAGTACAATTTGAAAGCCGCCAGATAGAATTAACGCCGACGCCCAATACCTGGTTACCACCCGGGACGAAAGAGCCGGAGGATTGGTATCCGGCGGCACTGGCGGAGGTCTGGCTGTTGCCAACAGCGTTAATGCAGAATACGCCTATGGGCTCCGGATAAGCGAACGTGGTGTTGCCCAAAGCGGCGGAGTTGGTGACGCGAATCAAGTTAGTGTTCTGAGGGTCAAACGGAGTGAGACGTTGCACCAACGCTTCGGAGTCAGTGGCAGAAAACTGCAGAAGACGATGTGGTTCTGGGCCGATGACGACGGTATCGCATACGCCCCCTTCGGCAACGGGGGCAACTTTACCAGCTATGAGGGATGTGGGCGAGGTATAGACGGTGGCGAGATTGAGCATAAGCTGCGACGTGACAGCGAGGCTGGTTGCAGTCACTGAAATCGGAGCCGACACCGTAAGGGACGAGTAAAGAACGGCACATGCGTTGGTGATCAACTCTGGATCACGGTCGGGCGCGATGTAGGAAATAACGCGCCAGATACCGGTGGTCTGGTTGACGGCGAAGACGACGGCACCCTTATAGGAAGCATGCTTTGGGACGCCGACGACCAAAATGTTGCCGTTTGACCAACCACCTGTGCCGGTGGGAGGCACTGTAAAGATCTTGTCGGCGATACACTTGATGACAAACGAGGTACCTTTCTCGCCGAACCGCTTGGGGTGAAGAATTCTCCCTTCGACGACATCCTTAAGAATCATAGCAGCCTCGGGAAAGCTATTGCCGGGTATAACAGCGCCACGGCTAGCCATCATGTCGACTATCTCGTCACTGGAATAAGGGGACGCTCGAAAATTGGCCGCCGTTAACTTCATGGAGGCTGGTGCTTTGGCAAGGGCGGTTAAACGACGATCGATGTTAGTGATGGTCTTCGTGAGACGCATGTCCATGTCGGCATTAGCTTCGCGAATAGCCGCGATTGAACGTTGCGCGGCGGCGACAGAGGCTGGAACCTCACGCTCGACAGCGGGTTTGCGAACGCGCGGCTCCCGAGATGGTGGCGCCTGGGGTTCGGGATTTCGTTCGGACGCAGCGCTGGAACTTTCAGCTTTAGCAGCACGGGATCTCCTAGGAGGTTTCTTGGGGGCTGGCCCTTCACCGGAAGCGAATAGTTCAAGAGATCGGGAACCGGAACGCCAGGCTTCGAAGTCGAAGTCACTGGGGAAGCCATAAAGGACGCCGTTGCGGCGGCCGATGACGCGATCGCCATGATTCTGAATCTGGCAATAGTCGTCGGTGGAGAGGTTCTTGACGACGCCGGCGGCGAAACCTTGGACAATGCCGGGGGGTATACGGATAGCGGAGCCAGGGTTGAGAGAAAGCATACGAAGAGTGCCATTGGTTATATGGGGGACCGTGTGGGACTCAAATTGGCTACCCACCTTGCCCATTTCTTGAAGATGTGCACGAAAGACGGAGCTAAGTGCGTACGAGGCTTTGAAGATGTCGACGTCTGAGGAGTAGAGCCAAGTCGCGTGCATGAGGCGCATGACGGCGAAAAGGTCAACGAGCGCGGTCTTGGAGGAACCGAGGGCGAGAACTTTACGCTTAGACGGGTAGGGGGAGCAGCGCACGACGCGGGAAAAGTCGGAAGTGGAGACGAGGCGGTGGAAAGTGCGCCAACCGGCGACGCCAAAAGCATGAAGCTCAGTGACGCAACCGGAGCATACGGAATCGAGATTTAGGGTAAAGTCCTCGACATAATCGTACAGATTCAGACCATGGTGGTCGAACACTGCCGAAGGCATGTGGTCGAGGGTGACGCTCGAACTACAACGAGAGCAATGCGCACTATAAGAAGAGTAAGCGTGTAAGGCTTCGTAAGTACCGAACTCTGCGATACGCTCGAAAATAGACTTGGCTGGCTGGGGTGCGGCGTCTTCGGCGAAGTCAACCGAAAAGGAGGCACGTAACCCGACATCATTTATGGGTCGGGTGAGGTATAAGGGGCCCTGAAAACTAGCTTCAGGGAAAAGAGGAACAACAACGGCACTACAAATATCGGTGGCATCTCCAGATGTATGATCAGAGGGACTACCAATGGGTTCGGAGCGAGACTCGCACTGGCGAGAAGATTGGTCAGCACGGTCAGCACCTGACGAAGTAGCGGGAGCATTGAACATGGCGAAGAGGGTTGAGATATTGTTTTAAAAACACAAAGGAATGTTAGTTATTAATGTTACTATGTGTTTTACAAATTAAGCCCGCGCTTACGGAAAGCGCGGGGAAAATGGGTGGTAACGAGGCTACCACCTGCCTTTTGGTACGACGCGGTCAATCCACGTCATACTCGATAGGGTGGGATGTTTTCTCGTCGGCCATAACAAAGAGTTTCTTTGAAGGCGTGTTGCAAAACTTGAACAACAAGCGAATGGCGGCAAGCGTCTGACGGTGTTCGTAACCGTGGACATGGAAGGCCGCGTCGGCGCAGGACGCCGCTTGGGCGGGGTCGCGGTAACGCTTGACTAAGGAAAATGTGGAGACACGCATCTCGTCGAGCTCCTCGACGCCTTTAACGATACCTCGCGACAGCAGCTTCGCGAGCTGCCGAATCGGGTCCAAGTGCGCGGCTGGCGGGCAACCTGACCTAGGGCCGATAACAGCCATATGACAATAGTCAATCGCGCCTTCGCGAACCTCCATTTTCAGGTCGACGCCGAAAAAAACTCGGATAATCGCCGTCAGTGAAGCCCAAGTCGTGCACCAATTCGCCGCTACAGAAGCCGTCGTCGCCCGCCGTAGAAAGCACGGAGGAGGCGAAGAAGGTAACTGAGTTGGCGACGCCGATTTTCTGGACGATGAGTGACACGAAATTGAAGATGGACCACATGGAATTCCAGAAGAAAGTCCAGGCGCTACCGGACGCAAGCTGGCCCCAGACAGTGGCCCGAAACGAGCCATCCCGAGACCTTGTGAACCATACAGCCATAGCTTGGTAAATGAAACCGAAAACAAAATCGAACCAACCCGCACTGATATTCGGAAAATGTTTAGAGGAAAATTTGCGCATGGCATAAATAAAGCTTGATCGATGGGAGGAGTCACAGCGTCGGACGTCGAAGCCTAAGAATTTCGCCAGAGACGCAAATGAACCGAACTTTTGGACAATGCGGTCGAGCGTCCATCCCGGGCCCATGATTTGAACCCTCGGGCCCATGATGGAATGGAATAGCTCAGTGAGGACGCGCATGTGGCCGGCTATAATGTACATATAAGCGGTCGTGGATGTGACGACCGGCTGGTATTCTTTGTCACCAAAAGGGTCGGCCATCTTGCTGGGGAACTTCAACTGGTCTTTGGCAGCTTGGTTCATGTCGTTCATAGCTTTGTCAAAGTCGGCCAGAGTGGGAAAGAGTTGCATGTTACTTTTGGAAAATTGGTCGACGCGGAACTCAATGCTATGCTTGATGTAAAGGGCCTGGAGAGTCTCGTCATCGACTAGGGATGTCGTGAAGAGAGTGTCGAGAACGGCGAGTATATCGTCATAATGACGTTCCTCCTCGAGTAAGTAAGCAACCCGCTTATCAGGGAGGAGCGAGGCAACTGTGGCGGAGTAGTTAGGGGCGCCGTAACGCTTAAGAGCCGCTGCGGCGATCGTTGCAGGGGTAGGCCTTTGCCGATAATGCACCATGCAATCCCCGAGCCATTTGCCCACCTCAGGCTTAGGCTCCGTATACATAGCATCAGCGCGAAGCGCGAACGAAGGACCTTGGAACTGTTCGATTTTCGCGGCGAGCGCCGTATCCCGGCCATGATAAAAGACGCCGGAAACTGCCTCTATGGGATAGAATTTGTCACGGACGAGCTCCCGAGCCATTTGCAAATCCGACGAGTGGAACTGTGAGTCGGTCGTTTGGTAGTCAAACATTTCCGTCAAAGGTTTGTAATCCAAACCATCCCATTCTATAAGATATGGGGGCAACGAAAGACCATCAAAGGACAATATCGGCTGCTGCTCGTTAAAGATGAGCAAATTCCCGAACGAACAAGCCTGACCGGAATTCTCACCTGAGTCGACCTTGTCAGCGTCGATTTGGCGGCGCGAGTGAAATTGAAAGTCAGAACGCGCGCGCCTATCCCCGACGGGGTACGACAAGTATTCTTGGGCGTCCCTTCGCGTAAGGGAAAATAGAAGTGTTTCTTCATCACGAGGCGGCGGGAAGAGGTTGGAAATAAGGTCGTCTACACTCCTGAAGGAAACTTCACAGGAATGTTCGCCTTGGAGGGCGTTGATGGACGCAACTCGACCCAACCCGGAGGTGTGTTTGCGGACCCGCTCCAATGACTTGCAGTGAAGAAGGAAGGCACGCTCAATACCATCACGTATGTCGGGCACGGTGCGAACGCCTTGGAAGGGGGCGGCGGCATCACCCTGGGGACCGTCTACATCGCGTTTAGAAATGCGCTCGGCGTGTGTTGCGGGATCGATGTTAAACGAGTAACCCACGCCGCTCCTGGCCTCCGCGCTGAGATAAATGAGGCCTTCGGAACGCTCGGCGTAGTCACGGATAAGCTTATAGTACCTAGGGTAAAAGTCGGCGGCGACGGTCGGGTTAGACCACCATTGATGCTCTTCGGGCCAACCGATAGTGTCAGAAACGACGTGGTCAAAGTCCACGACCTTACGCCCTTCAAAGCGGGGGTTTTCACGAATAAAGTGACTCTTCCCACTCCCAGAGGGGAAATGGACAAACAAGTTACGTTCAGCAAGGCCGCCGGGCGTGATCCTCACGACGCGCGCGGCGGAGTGTGGGACTGAGTCAACGACGTGTATGTTCGTACCTGGCATACGAAACGCTTCCGGACCGGAAGTGACTCGGAGGCCTTTGAGACCGGCTTTGGAACGCACCTCGGAGTGGTCGGCGCCGACGAGGTAAAAAGGCGCTGCCGCAGCGCCAAGGATGGGGAAGCCGCCCCAACAAGTGCGAACAACTCGGTTGGTTGGGGGAGGGGGACGACGTCTGATGTGAAAGTCATGCACATTAGCTGAGCTGACGCCGAAGAAACCTCCTGGGGCGGTAGAGTCCACCCAGATCTCACCAGCACCTCGAGTGCAAGCGATGTACTTGGCCCAATCGACGGACTTGTCCCCGACCCGAGTCGGGAACGGATTCTCCGACTTGTACTTATGCAGGAAAGCAGTATATTTGCCCAAGTTCAGCCCGCCAGACCTAGTGGCAGTTAAGACCTCGCGATCCGGGTAAGCGGCTTGCAGGTAATTAACGGCCTCATTGGTCAACGCGATGATGGTCGGACCGGGGTTAGGGCAGGCAGCCACGGCGTCCTCTAAGGTAGGGGCAAAGAAAAGTTCGATGTCGACGTGGTTGTTAAGACCGATCATGGGGCGCCCGGATATTCGGGTGGCGACCGCAGCTGCAACTGGACCAAAGCGATGGGATTGATTGGCTGTGTTGTGAGTGCGACTGAGAAGGGTGTTGGGGGCGCACACGTTCTTGAGCCCGTACAAAAGGTGCGGGCCAATAGACTCTTTTTCGGCATCGGTGAACTTCGGCTCAACAGCCGGGGACTGACAAGGGTCCCCGACAAGAACCAATTTCTTACCATGACGAAGACAGAAATTCGCATACCAGACGCAGAGGCCGCCGAACTGGAAAATCTCGTCAAGCATAATGATATCAAACGGGAGGGGCCTTTTGTTCGACTCCAACGCGTGGAGCTCAATCATGCCGGTTTCGAAAGTCCAATTTCGCCAATACTTGCCGTCATTCTGGTTGCACACCTCGCTAAGAGGGAAGATCGCACAGACACTGTTACTTTGTGTCATGAACGACTTACCGACACCGGGCCCGGCGAGGTTAATGCAGAGCAAACCTTTACTGTTGAGAACGCTAAAAACGTCGCCATCGACACGGTCGGTATAAAGCGGAGCGGCCGGGTCAGCAGAGGCGATGCTGGTACGAAGTTTGTTGAGCAAGTAGGACTGTATCGTCGGGTCATTATAGAAAGACAGGTCGATGAGGACGTCCGGGTTGACAATCTTCTTCATACTACTAGCAGCTACCTTCGCATTGCGTGTGCCGAAAAAGTCGCCGAAATCAGATGGGACTTCATGAGAAGCAATGTGAACAAAGTTTGCCTCGGCTGAACGACCGAAGCTCTCACCCACCTCGAAGGCGAAAGTATGAAACTGGCAAAGCAAACCGTCGTTGCAGACGGTATTGACGGCGCTGCGGGGTATAAGGGCACAGATCTCACGGGTGTCGAAACTGGTGTAACCCGTGGGGGAAACATGGTGTGGGACGCCTAGATCACGAACCAAAAGCCTAGGAAACCAATCGAGTGGGACGTTTCCGACCCTGTACTCGGTGTTACTAGCAAGGAACAAAGCGTACAGCTGTACGCCTGGAGATAACGTGAGGTTAGTGAGGGCGGCGGGCAGACCAAGGCGCAATTTCTTCATCCAATATCTAGAATGTCTGTGAAGGTCGGTGTATTCGCAATCCTCGGTCGCGGTGCAAGCGTCGTCATAAAGGTAATAAGGTGTGGCAACACGCCCCGCTATGTGTGCTTCGCGAAAGGCGGCCGGACGACCACGATTAACTGCGATGTCAAGTGCTTGACCAAGTCGGCAGAAACGCGCGTCTACTGTCTCGCCGGCGAGCGGGGGGGGAAAGGTGTAGATATTATCGTCGATACCGGGGGGAACGTTGAAGTTAAGACGACGCAGCTCTATGTAATTATTGAAACAGTTGACATTGTGGCCGCGAACGAGGGAGAACTCTTCCATGAGGAAAACATAAGTGATGTGATTACGAATCATAACCAAACCGTACCTAGAGTCTTCACCGTCAAGTTCGCCGTAGAACTGCTCCCCATTAGAAAGCAGCACCCCGCCTGGGAGGACGTACTCGTCGCGATCAATCATTCGATAGGTGTAGATGACGGGTTCGAGAGACACGGGCGGAACTCGTTCAGTATAACCTAGATGACGATAATGTGCGGTGAGGGCATTACCGAGGGAGCCAAACCAACCTTCATACTTGTCGCGATCACAAAACTCGTCGAGAACGGACGACGCAGCGGGGGAAAGTTCGACCAAATCCGGGTCGACCCACGGCCACAGAGGAGGCAACTTCGCGGAGGCCGGACGCATTATGACCGGGGCCGAGTTGACGGAGTAAATGCCACGATGGTAATTATCCTCGGAAGAGTAGCAGTAAACATTGAGGCCGCGTTGCCGGGCGCGGGAAACCGCGGCAATGGTTTCCCCCGACAGAAAAATGTCTATCAGGTGGACGCAGGCTGGACGCTCATCAACATCTAAGTTCTCTAGCTCCTGAATCGTCTGTTGGGCACCGACGGTCGCGCAGCCTTTATAAACGAACGCGAAATTGGGACCGCATTTTTGAAGGAGGCGCGCAACCATCACTGAATTCTTGCGGAAATTCCGCACCGTGGGTGGGACGCAAACAACCTGCTCGACCTCACCGTGGAAGTGGTAAGGGACGACCGCCATCGCGTTTCGGACAGCCAGTGGGGGCTCAACAGCACGCAAAAGCAACTGCGTAAGGTCGGTCACAAAAGCAGCCGGCACATCAACGACGCCAGGGGCGCCGCGGGGGACCATATGCAAGGTATTTTGCTCCCTTTCATAGCAGATGAGGTCCACCCCGCCAGTGGAAAGGCGATTCGCCCCTTGCTCAAGAAGCGTGGTCATCTCCTTGACGTAACGGCGGCCTGTAATAAGCCTAGCCCGTTCCTTGATGTCGTGAAGTCGATACAGGTCGTTAATGCGCTCAACCAGAAAAGAGGGCTCAAGGGTGGTGTAGTGGTGTGGAGGGAGGACCATGTCGTAGCGTTCCAAGAAACACCTGGGGACGCAACCTGAAGTCGGGGTGCGGATCAGTTTCTCGAGTTGTTTAAAGTCGAAAGCATAAAGGCGCCTAGAACCCAAGGGACGCATATCGAGTTCTTCTGGGCAGACACTGTTGAAGAGGGTGACCCAATCAGGCGGTTCAACCTGCCCAAAAACGGCGGACCAAAAGGACGACCACAAGGATGTGAGGGCTCTGAAGGTGTCGATATCCTGGATGGCAACCCATCTCATATAGGCCAACATGCAAGCCAATTTGAAGTGGTCGGACGTACGATTGTCCGGCACAGAGGAGGAGCTAGTGGTGTTCGCGATCCCATTCTTGACCATATGCTTGTTAATCATACGCGAGCTCATGTATGCGGAGTGAGCTTCGGTGGATTTGACCAAACGATCATAGACCCCAACTCGATTACCCAGAAGCGTATCGCACTTGGGGACGAACGCACTTAGTCGGTCGGCGGCCGTGAAAATGGCTTCACGTTCGCCGGTGATGAGACGAATTTCGTTGTAGGCCAACCCTGGGACAATGTGGGGCAATGTGATCAGGTGAGTCTTCCTCATAGGTACGTTTTGGTATTTCCCTTCGAAACGAAACCTGCCGACGCGAAAACGCATCACGCCGACTTGGTGTCGGGTTTCCCAAGACATACCGCCCGAATCACAGACGGAGGCGTTGTCGAAGTGCCCGCGCCAGAACTCAAGGTCCTCGACGTAGGTCTTTTCGCAAACACCGTCGTCGGTAGGCTGAAAAGCGACTTTAACCCTGCCCAGCATGTCATTGGTGGGGAGAGTAACAATCTGATAACCTAGTCTGCGATTGGAGACGGTATGGCCAGTGGGTTTGGGTTTAAACGATTTGGTAGGGTTGAATGCACCGGCTTGAAGCACATCGTCGAGGTGGGCCAATTCTTCAGGCATGGGTCTGACGTCGTAACAGGGTATGTTATAATCATAGCCCAAAGACAAGTTGTGAATCACAACCGACGAAAACCTGGCAACGGTGTCTTCGGGGGACTCTGAAACAGCGGCACAGTAATGTGATACAGAACCGACACGGACGTCGGTCTGGCTTAAATACTGGTCAAGGAGTTCGGATGGGACAAAAACGACGTTGGAGGCGTCCAACCTGGCAATAGTGCGGGTCCTGACGGAATTGTAACGCACATGTTCTAACGGTGATGAGAGTGAGTCAGGCACGAAGCGGTCGAGGTCATATTCGTCACGACCATACGTAACGATAAGACCGAGACAGCCGTACAAACCTAAAGCAAACTGAATCTCCTTAAAACTTGGGCCAACGAGAAGCAGCCAGCTGTGCGGCGGGAAGCTCGAGCTATCCCGACGATAAACAGACTGGATGTAAGTGTCCTGAGCGCGAAGGAGTGTGTGAGTCCCGTTGGTGATAGTAAACGAGTGCTCAGACAAACCTAAGAGGTCAGCGGCGCGTGAGAGGGCGGTGGATTGAATGTCGATTTGCTGTACCCCAACAGGTAGAACATCCCGGACAACCTTATTCTTAAAATTCATGATTGTTATTATGTTATGTGTG